TCCTATCAGCATTCCACTGCTTCTTTTGGTGGTATCTGATTCTTGCCTTCTCATTGTTGGATTCTTTTGCTTCTTCCGACAATGAGGCGGCACGTAGTTTTTTAGCCAAACGCACCTGTTCAGAATTTGCCAAAACCCAAGCCTTGTTTTTTTCCAGCAGACGCTCCTTATTTTTAAGGTAGTACTCCCTGCTTTTGGCTTTTGCAATGCTTGGGTCTTTGTATGGCATGGTGTTAGGCCATCGGCCCCCGTGCCATCAAGCCTTTAGTTGCCGCACCTGTACCGCGCACCTTGATGCCGCTGGTCTTGATCTTCTCATCGCCAGCAGACTTGCTCTCCGCACCAACGCTGACATCCAAAGTGTCAAGCTTGCTACGGTTTGGTTCTTTGCCGGGATTGGTAGAAGCCTTAACTTCTTTACCAGTCATGGTGTGTGGCTTGGCATAGACTTTGGCATCGCCAACTTCTTTGCCCATCATTTTCTTGCTGTACGTAGCCATATTAGCCTCGCTTTTGGTTCATGGCACGAGCCATATTGCGACCAACGGCACGCATGGCTTTACCAGTCACGCCTTTAGTCTTCTTGCCGCCCATAACTTCTTTGGCTGTTGGGCCGCTGTCACCAAGGTTTTTACCCTCAGTTTTACCTTTTTTGGCAATGCCATCTGCTGATCGTGTGTAAGCCATTTTAAGCTCCTATCTGTATCGTTACTGTACCAATTTGTACGCCCAACATCAAGTAATTTGGTGTTAACGCACTTGCAAAATTACTAGCCCCGCCAACCGGGTTCCAGCCCCATTGAATATCCCGAGAACCACCGGTAGGATTTCCATTCACATTAATACCAGCAGTCACGTAAGTCGTGTCTTTACGAGGATCACGCAAAGCTTGCGGGTCTTCTACTGGAAATGTTCCCAACATTAACTGCGGCTGATCTGGATCCCAGCATTCGTGGCAAACAAGCACCTGATATTTACGTTGCTTAACAATCTCAATCTTCAAAGTCTTCAGCAAATACTGTTGACCACAGCGATCACATTCAGCAATCGCTTTCTTGCCGGATGCAAATCTATTAGGCATTATGAACCACCAATGTACATCTGACGGGGCACAAATCTGACCGGAGCTTTCTCACGATCCTCGCCTGCCGCAATCTCAAATGTCTCCATGTACATTTGCTTTAGCATTTCAATGCGTGGCATCAAATCAGGGGTCTTAACTGCGATGTGGTATGCCAATCCAGCTACCAGCGCAGGTAAGAAACGGAAGTTCATGTCGGCTGTGCTAACACCAGCGCCAGCATCTTGAATACGACGCAGTCTCCAGTACACAAACTGATAAGAGGTAGTGTTGTCTGGCGTAGGCCACACAGTCACAGCAGGAAGCTGTGGAACATATACCGCCGTACCGTCAGTATGAGCCGCCGCAGTTGTGTTGTTCTGACCACGGAACACACCACCTAGGGTATTCCCTGATATGTATGTGTAGTAAATATCTTCCGAATCAAGGCGAATAAAGCCTGATCCAGCTAATCCAACCACCGTGTCAAGCGTGATCGTGGTGTCCGTGGAGGTGATCGCTCCGTCAAGAGTTGACGAAGTTGGGTTAGTCTCTCCCGAAAGGCGCTGAATCCAGACCTGAATTGGGCGAGCTTGTTGAAGCTTGTTTGGAATAGTGGCATAGGTAGAAACACTAATACGTGTGATGGTCAGGTCAGCTTGCGTGGAAGCTGTGTTCTGACCTGTACGAATAACATGCTCCAGCAGATCGATTGTGTCTACCGGTAGCGCATATGTGTTTAAACCCGGTGTTAGGTTGATGAAGCCTTGCTCCATCGTCCACATGTTAATACCCTTAGACTGCCACTCAATGGTCATCAGGTTCATTGATCTGCGAGCTGTACGCAGGTCATAGCCAGAACGCATCTCACGACCGGCACGCTCCCACGCTTCCTCGGCAATCTCCGTGAAGTCCATGTTGAATAGGGTTGTGCCGGTAGTGGTCATTTTTTAGCTGTCTTTGCAGAGTTAATAAAAGCCTGAGCAGTGGGAGCGCCCTTCTGCCCGGGTTTACGCATACGCTCTTTAGAACCTGCGGCTATACGTTTCCGTTTAGCATTGATGTTGGCATACAAACCAACAGAACCGCCAGCCGCATACTGCGTAAAGTCAGTATCATCACGGCGAGCTTTTTGGCTCCCCTTGGGCATTTTGCTTGGGAGAACGGCTCCCATCCCACGGCTGGCCATCATGATTAGCACATCCCGCCGTAGTTCATCTTAACCATTGTGCCCCTAGTTTTACCTTTGGTAGCACAACCGTCAGCGGCTTTTGTATAACCACCGGAGGCCATCTTCTTCTTGCGTGGTGCAGATCCACCATCAATGTCTTGAGGCACAGGCATTCCTTCACGGAACACTGTGTCTCTTGGGACTGATTGTTTTGGAGCAGGAGCCTTGGGCGCAGGAGCTTTAGGCATAGACTTCTTTGAGGAAGGTGCGCCTTCTGGATCCATAGGAGGCTGGCCCATCTCCGCTGTGTAAATGCCGCCTTGATTGTATTTTTTCATGATGTTTCCTTAGCACATCTTGCAACGTGTTTTGCCTTTGGTAGCAATACCATCGGCACGACGTGAAGCTGAACTCACAGAACCGCCAGAAGCGTAGCCTTGAGATTTCTTGGCTTTGAATTCTTTGACTGCACGTTCACCTTCTTGGCGTTGTAAACCAAGTTTGACCATAGCGTCACGCTCTGTGGATGGTCTTTCCATGATGCTGTTATAGCGTCTTGGAGTTCTCATGTCACGACCGGGATCAATAGCATCTGCGGCTTCTTGAGCGGCTTTGTCTGGAGAATCGCCAGCAGTTGGATCTTTTTCCTTGCGGCGTGACAAACCACGCTCACGGTTCAGGAAATCACGCAAAGAAAGACCTGATGCTTCCAATTCTTTCTTGGAAACAACACGGTTCTTTGGCTTTTCAGCCTTTGGTTGCTCTTCGTTCTTGGGGCCAGCAGGCATAGAACGAGCAATATCTTGAGACTCAGCAGAAGCGTTAGCGGCTTCTAAAACGTCGCCACCTTCTTCATAGCGTTTAAACTTCATTTGCTTGGCCATGATTATTCCTTAGCAGGCTCTGCCGCCTTTAGACATTTTAACCATTGCGCCCTTGGTTTTACCCTTGGAAGCAACACCATCACGGCTAGGAGCCGCAGTTTTTACTGCGCCCATCTTAGATGCCATGCCGCCTTTGGCAAGCTTGGTCATAGGCTGACCTTTGTGCAAACGGCCTTCGTGTTTGTTCACGGCCTTTTGCATCATCTTCTTGTCCATCTTTACATCTTCATGTTTCATGTCGCCACCTTTTGCAAATTTACGGCCTTTATCAGCCTTGGAAAATTCCTTTCCCACTGACTGTGGGACTCCTGCTTTCTTGGCGAACGACGGATTGTGAGCCACCGCTTCCATGAAATTGTGTTGCTTTTTGCTTACGCTTGGCATTACAAATACCTGCCTTTTGTTTTGCCACGTTGAGCAATGCCGTCTCCACGGCGAGAAGTTGTGTTGGCTTTAGATTTTACTTTGCCACCACGTTTGTATCCAGCTACTTCTGGCGGAATTTCATCCACTATATCTTTTATAGTGCCCCCAGAACCTCCACTAGACGATGTGAAACTGCGGTCTTCTTCAGGGACTTCAGGACGGCCAAAAAATGATTTTTTTGCATAATCTGTGGCCATATCTTTAGCAATGTTTTTAGCAAACCCTGATGGATTTGTAACAGCGCCAATAGTATCTTTTGGCAAACCCAGTGCTTGCTCAAGTTTTGACGTTGCAAAATCTTTGGCTTTGTTGACTGCGTATGCTTTACCAAGCGCAACTAATGGAGCAACCATGTCATTTATCCTTTTTGAATAAGCTGGTCAATCTTTGCTTCAAGCTTGTTAAAGCGCTGGTCAATGTGGTTTGTAATGCGTTCCACTTCTGCTTGAGTAACGTTATCACGAGCAACCTCCTCACGGGTTTTGTTCAACAGGATCGTGACACGAGCCAGCTCCCTGAACTTCTCATTCATCATGTAGCCAAGCAATCCAATCACTAAAGAAAGGACTGCTGACCATGCGGTGTTTAAATCTAGCATTTCCAAGCTCTAAGTGATTTGTTGATGCGTGAGTCTGGATCTTTGGCGGTTTTGGCGGATGTCAATTTCTTCTTCATCCCTTCCATCCTCGCACAGAAAGAGTCTCGCCGGGAGCCGCCTTCTGGCTGGGGAGGTTTCAAATTCATGCCTTGCGCTTTCGCGGATGCTCGTCCCTTGGCGTTTAAACCACCCTTGGGATTCTTGCCTTCTTTTCTCTGCCATGCTGGTGATTTAGCCATTTACGACTTTCAGTTTGGATTGGCGAATGTTTTCAATCAACGGCATCACAACATCCTCACGGAAGTTGCGTTCAAACGTTTCTTGACCAACGTGGGGCAAACTAATATCAACATCGATGTGAACAGTGAAGCCCATTTGGGTAGCTCTATCGCAGAACAGATAGTCTTCCCCAACATACTTGCCATCAACAATGGCAAAGTCAAACACTGCTGACATTTTCTCTTCTGGGGATTTTTCGTAAATCCACTCTGGGTGAGTAAATACCATCTGCTCAATAACATGGCGTTGAATTAACATGAATCCTGTCGGCGCACGCTTCACGCGCATGAGAGAACCGTCAAACTCTAAATCACCACTGTCATCTGTATAGAGGTCGGCAAAGAACTTCTGATCCTTTGCACGACGGGGATATGCGCCTGCTGTGATGTCCTTGTCTCCGCTCTGCGCCATCAAGCGAAGAACGTCATCAGGTTTTACCACCACATCAGCGTCAATAAACAATAACTCTGTTGCGTCTGTCTTTAAGAACTCATGCACCAAGGCATTACGTGCCATTGTGATGATTGAACAATTGGACAGATCTGACAAATAAATTGAGACACCAAGTTGCATAGCCTTGGGCATTAACTGCGCCAGTGCAAATGCGGTCTTAATGTTCAACTTACCGTCGTATGCAGGGATAGCTACGAATAGCTTACGCCCCGCCAGAGTTGCTTGTTTTTTTTCAGCCATAAAAGATCGAGGCCGCCGTTAAGTTTGTAATGACCATATATACACCGTTGGGGGCCAATATGCCTTCACCGGGTAAGAGCCAATAATTCAAAAACGTGTCGCCAGCAACAGTGCGGTACGTCATGATCCAACGGTCGCCATATTTGCAAGCCGCGCCAGCGGTAATGTTGCCAGAGTTAATGTCCGTAATGGTGAAAGTATCCGCAGTTAATCTTGTAACTGTGTAATTTCCATCTGTTGCTGTACCGCCTGTACCGGTAGCAAAAGACAAACCAACTTGATCACCAGTCACAAGGCCGTGACCTGTTTTTGTTACGGTAACAGTTGTTCCTGAACGCGCATAAGTTGCGGATACGGGTGCTGAGGTGGTGCTAAAAATCTCTAGCAATCCAGCACTTGCGCCGCCCTTCAATGAAATGCCTTTTACACGAGTGCGACTCGTATAAACAAAACCGCTCTCTACAAGCGTGCCAGCTAATACATCAGTTTGCATCGACATAATTAATCTCCTTGTAAATGGGGGCCGTAGCCCCCTAGATTAATTAAACTTGACCAGCGGCTTGGTACATTGTGCCGTCAGCGTTGCGAACAACGTACTCGACAATCAGCAAACCAACACCAGCGGTAGAAGCGCCTTGTGAAACGGTGTAAGTAACAAACTTATCAGTTGCACCAGTGTTAGCCCACAAAGCGGCGGCGGCTTCAGTTGTTGCAGAAGCAAAAGAATATGCGCCGGGGCTTGTCACGGTCAATGCACCAGTGATAGCTGTTCCACCAATCGACAAAGTGATTGTGGTAGCGGCATCAAAAGTGGTAGTCGTGATAAAGCGGAAGCTTGTGATCAACGAACCAGCAGGCAACACAAAAGCATTTGCATTGTCAGCGTCATTAAAGTTGATAACATCGGTCTGGACAACTTGAGTTGCACCAGTGTTGCGAGTATCAGCGGCGGCAGTGCCAGTTGTGTAACGGTTTGTGCCGAGTAGCCAAGGGCCGAGGTGAGTAGCGATTCCCATGATAGGTTCCTTACATACAAGTGAAGTGCATCAATCGGTATGTCGTCTGCCGGGACAGTTTGATACACCGGAAAGCCCGGATTAACATGTTTATACCACTACGTTTAAACCAATGCAACAAAAAAAGGGAGCCGAAGCTCCCTTTCTTTTTTCGTCGATCAGGACGAACCGGGTGAACCGAAGATACCCAGTGGATCTGACACGCCGAAGCTGTAACGCTCACGGGCTTTGTAACGAACGTTACCTGTGTCAAAGTCGCCGTCCATGCCGGTAGACATAGGTGTACGGACGAAGTGCTTCAAGCCGTTAGGCACGTCTGTCAACAGGAACCAAGCGTTGGTGTCTGTCAAGAAGTGGTTAACGGTATAGCCTTCAGGAATTGAACCGTTGTTCTTCAACGCATTGATGTCGTTGTCGGTTGTACCAACACGCAACTCAGTCTCGAGCAAACGTGTAGCAACGAACATCAATGATGGAGGAACGACCAATTTCTTGGGCTTTGCGGCG